TTGAACTGGATGAATTCGATGTCCCTGTCATCGTGGAACACATCAATCCACACCCGGAAGTGGAAGATATGACGGTGAGGAGCACTAAGGAAACTAACGTCATACTCATCACCCGTCGCAAGGGCTGGATCTGTTGCGGCTGCGGGATAGCAGTGGATTCCTTCTTTTTGGAAGGTGACCCAGATTCGTCTCTGAGCTTCATGTTTGATTCTTTCAATTTGTTCACGTTCAATTTGATTCATAGTTCATCTCCACTATATAGTCTGTCATATTGCTTGCTTCTCATTGCCATGCTTTCGAGCACAGCCATTTTATTTTTAAATATTCTAAATTTGTAACTGGTTTTACCACGCTGTCGTTCAAAAAAACAATAGTCATTGCCTCGGATATAGTCACTTTGACTGCCGGCAGCCAGTTGTTGTCGGCATGTTTCATATCCTTCTTTAAAAATTGCTTGTATTTTAGGATGTGCAAAATCATACACAGCAGTACTTACTACAACTTTATCTTTGGTAATCACTCTAAATTGTTGTTGCAGTTTTTCAAAAATTATACTGTCTAAATAGGATTTTGAAATAATATCTGTAGGAAGCATTGCACCTACAGTGTGATGAGATACTGCATCTTTGTCACGAGATTTAATTTCAAGACTGTACATAGGAACATCTGCACCAGCACCACGCAAGTCCGTGGGCCATCCTTCGTGTTGCATGTACTCTTCAATATATCTACCTGCAACACCATTGATATTGGTTGGAACAGATTGCCCAAGCAATGAAGTTTTTATATTTGTAATCTTCATTTAATTACTTCATCCTTTGTGTATTGGTCCCAACTGGTAAATGTCTTTCTATCCAACAAATCGTGCAGGCTATGACACCATACCCCGGGATTGGTTGCTTTAAAATCTTTGTCGTCTAATTTAATTGTGGCGTTGTAACCTAACAGTTTGACATAAGGCAGTTTTACAGATATCATAGGAACAAACTGTGCCTGTTCACACAAGCTACCTTCGCATAATCCTTCCACAGCACTTACATCAAGATCCAAGGTACACCAGTATCCTCGATCCAACCACGGTTGAATCATCTGTTCCCAGGCAGTCCATACTCCAGCATCGTTCATAGTGGGGTTTGGAAAACTTTGATTGGCACCAAAGTAGATGTGTGTGATCGGCAGCTTTGATCGTGCATCAATCTCGCCACGCTTCCAATCTATTGCTTCGTTAGTTTGTAATCCTACCACAAACAATGTGCGGCGGCCGACAGCAGGGCTGGCTTCAACTTCTGTGCCTACAAAGAAATTGGTATCTTCGTGTCCGGGTCTGTTCATTTGATTTGCTCGCTTTCAAGCAGTTGTAATGCTTCTAATTGTAACTGGTCTTCAGGTTCTGTGTCAACTTCTGGTTGTTCAAAAGAGAACAGTACATTGAATTGTGTACGAGCATTTTTGGTTTTCTTACCTTTGAATCCTCGTGTGCCCACAATCTCCATCCAATAGCTATCATATTGTTCAATAATGTCTTCGGCAGTTTGTCTATCTGGTGCAGCAAAGATTGCTTCCACAATGTCTTCAAACCGGGCATAGTCACCTGTGCTTCGACGCATCATTGCAGGATATTCTCCAGTATCAAACCGTCGATTGGCTTCTTGCACAGCAGTCAAGTGCATCCAAACATTATGACCCATCAGCAAGGCGTAAGAGAACGAATCCCAAGATGTCTTGCCTTCTTTGCCAATCTTATTTAGGTCGCCGGGCTTGTAAACACAAATATCTTTCATCTTGAACAAGTCGCTCAGTGGACTATCTTCCCAACGTGGATAGATACCATCTGCTACTACGCCAGTTGACCACTTGCGTGTATCTGTTGAATACTTTTTATCATCAGCCGACGGAGCCATGCGATACGACCACTTGGAGTCGTGTTCGAACACATTTTCAAAATACACCTGCCCATTGGCTGTGGCAAGGAATGGGCTGGCACAATCAAAACTAATAGTGAAAGCCGGATTAACGTATTTTCTAACTGCTCTTTGAATCACAGTCAGTAACACAGCCCATTCTAACTTTGATGTACCCAAGAAGTGCATCCAATCATGAATGCCTTCTTGCAACAAATTGTCATAACGCAAGGCCACTAGGCGTCTAAGCACCAAGTGGACGTCACACATGTTCTGTCCGCCCATTGACCAACCGTCAAAGTGTGTGTCTGGATACTTAACAGGATCACAGTATTCCTTCATGGTGTCATACCATTGGTCTGCACTGCCATGATTGTCGCCTTGCAAGACATTTAGAATCCTGGTGCCACCATGGCGAATGCCTTTACGGTGCTTCATAAAGTATTCGTTGTTGAACTTGGTAGCATCTACTGCTTCTTGCAGTGTGGAGATTTGACAGGCCTGGCTGGCTTTCTTGTCATGGATGACCCAAGTTGGAATATCGAGGGTCATACAGTAATCAGACACATTGTCCAACCAGTTGAGCACTAACTCGCGTTTCTTTTGAGCCTTAGCACAACCTGAGTTGGCTTTCCAGTCACCTTCCCACAAGCCTTTAGCAATCTGGAAACCGCCCGAATCTCCCAAGAGAAATGTGCCCGGTTCACGATTCCGTACCATGTCTTCGGACCAATCTTGCTTGTTAAGATCAAGGTTAGCATGGCCTCCAGACGCAAGTGACCAACGATAGGGGAATAAAGCCTTAGTGGAGTTGAGCCAATTAAGCTGTTCCATATCAGTAAGGCCTTGCGGAAATCGTGCAGGATCCACATAGTGCTCATTCCTTTGCTTGCCTATGAATGTGGCATAGAATCCGCTGATGGCCGGCAGAAAGACTGCCCATTTACTAAGTCCATTGCTATCGAGTTGGTTATTTGTTAAGTGGTCTTGCATTTTTCTTTTCTGCCCATAGTTTTTTTCTTGCCTCGGACATCTTCTTTCGTGTTTCTTCGGACATTACGCGACCTTTAAGTTTGGCACTAATCTTTGCTTTTTGATCTTCAGTGTTTGCTTTGCCCTTATGAGAAGCACTCATCTTGGCACGAGTTTCGTCACTTGCGATATTAGCATATTACTTGCTTTGTGCTGGTAAGATGTAGTTGTAAACAGCAATGCCTGAATCTACTGTGATCTTGGCAGCACCATCATCACTGATACGCACAGTTTTATCACCTGTGAGCGCCAAGATACTCATGACTTGTTGAGCAGGCCACGACCAAGCACGTTTCAATTGGCCATTCACACCAGGATGGAACACAAAATTGCCAGCGTGTGTGGAATGGTCACCAAAGAAAAACTTCAAGTCGCCGTTTTCAGTCTTGGCTTGGAAATGCGGTTCCTCGGCATTAGCTTGCGCTTGCATGCGTAGTCGTTGAATAGCAGCCACAGTGGGTGCAAATTCAATGTGCCAGTTAACACCTTTAAACTTGGGTGTTTTGAGTTTTTCAGTCACAATGGCTTCGGCCATGAACCGATAGTTGTTTTTAAAATCGCCTGTGGCATTTTCAAAATTGATGCCATCTGGTTCGCCACCTGCACGACGACTCAAGCTAAGTTTTGCATTGTCTTTGTATTCTTGTAGGTTCAACAAGATTTTGAGTTTGCTCAAGTTAGGCATGCCAAATGTGCCCACAAAGTCTGGATGTGGATTTTTAAATTCACCTTCCACAACCACACTCATGTCTTCTGCCAAGCCCACAATTTGCGTGGCTTTGTCATCGCCTACGATCTTGATCAAGTCAATGCAGCCAAGATCATGTGTGTGTTGTACCAAGTCTAATAGATAATCTCTCATGTTTCTCTCCTATGTGTTTGATTATAACAGATATATTTAGAATTTGCAATCATTATCGACGAATTACTCTCGCCAAAACTTGACCGCCACGTAAACTACGAATCTCTCCGGGCTTACGCATTTCAAACCAAGCAATGTCACCGGTTCCGGTACATTGATTGATAATTTTATAGCCAAGATTTCGGGCTATTGTTTGTATTCGACTGCCTGGTGTATAACACATCCAAGCATTTTCTACTGCACCGACCCCGTACCAGTTGTCACATTCATTGTAGGTAAAAATTAATGCACCACCGGGTCGAAGTTTTTGATAGATCTCTATAAGAAACCGTTCAATGATCTCAATTGGTTTCCAGTTAAAATAATTGTAAGCAAACACCAGGCCAAATTGATTGGTTGGTATGGCTGCAAGAATTTCTTGATCTTTCCAGTCATTGATCACATAAGGTCTCAATCGACGTTGGTATTCTTGTGTGAATGGACGCATGGCAGCATTGAGCAATTCTTGGTTGTGATCCACAAGATATAATGGATCCATTGGTACCATGTCTTCAACAAAAGTTTCTTGTCTTGAACCAAGCACCATGCCTGGAAGTCGCCAATCAGTATAAGTTTTAATTACATTCCGCAACCGCTCGTAGTCATTGAACTCAATAGATAGTTTGCGATTGATCAAATGTTCTACTGTTTCAAAGCACATTTCTTGCTCATACCGCTTCCAGCTTTCTGCGTAATACTCAGGCGCTAGGCGATCAACATCGTTTTTCAACTGTTGTTTTAGAGTTTGCAGTGATTGATCAAATTTAGAAATAGAATGCTTGACTTCCGCCAGTCGTTCATCTAACTCTGCGGTTGTGGAATGATACTGTACGTCTCGATTTTTTACAGCATGTAAGATATCATCCAACTTATCAGTTATGTTGCCATAAGCAGGATCCATGTTAGAACTTTCTAACATATTCAAATATGCAACAACTTGGCTCAGTTTCATTCGAATGAGAATAGTGATGTAAAAGTATTTTCTGTGTTGGTAGCTGACGCGAGATCCCATTCCAACACACCCAGTAAGTTGTCAACCTTTTGATCCACAACAGTTGCTTCCATTAACGAGTCATCAAACGGTAGTTCTATAAACCATTGTGGTAATCGTTGCTCATCAGTAGGGTATCCAATTGACGTCCACCCCAAGGCGTTTGACTTGAGTTTACACACAATAGTTTTCATGCCATCAACAATCTGCATGCTATAGTTGTCTGAATTCATTCTGCGCATGTTGTTCCAGTTAATAGCAGCCCGCACATGACCTGGCATGTTGGCTTTTCCCAGACGTGCTTCTTCTGCCGCATACTTGGTCAAGTTGTTCACACGCTTGGGCGACCCTTTTTCCCAGCCTGGCCGCTCTTTGAATTCATACTTGAATTCTCTAATGCGTTCAATAATCTCATCTCGTTGTGTACCTGCTAGTACTCTATTTAGAATTTCTAGCAAGAAGTCTTGAATTACTTTGGGTGTGTCACTGCGCTTCAAGTCCAAGCCCATGGCCTTGGTCTTGCCAATCTTGCCATCTACATCCAGTCGCTTGCCTTCCAAGTCAATGATGTTTACAGCATAACGTTTCTTGGTAATGAACAAACTGCGGTCAGCAACCAGTTCGCGACCTGCCTTGATTAGTGAGCCCATGTCTCTTGGGCAGTGAAATGCCTGTTCCATAAAGCCCGGAAAGCTCTCATTCACTTGATCAGCAATTGAGTCATACAGTTGGATGCAAGTTTCTTTTGACCATTCCATGCGCCCTTCTGCAACTTCTTTTTCCAAGATGGGCCATGCAGAAAAATAGCATGAGTCTGTGTCACCATAGATGATGGCCTTGCCTGTGTGATCATATTCGCCTGTGATACACTCGTTGATATGAGCATCCATGTGCTTGGCAATTGATCTGCCTGCCAGCGTAGTGGACTGCCCAATGCGCTTGTCAAAGAATCTACAGCCTGGATTTAGAATAGCACCATACAAACTGTTCAAGTTAATCTTCTTGACCAATTGACGCTTGTCCCAGAACGCAATCTCTTTATGATCCTTGGTTTCTTTCTTCCGGGCCTGTAGCTCTTGTCGCTCACGATACCAGCGTTCCAGCAGGCCGGGTATGATACCTTTCTTTTCGTAAGTGAGAATGGTACCATTGGCAGTAAGGATCCAAGGTTGATTTGAGTCAAAGATCATGTGCCAGATTTCCATAGCCGAGTGAACTGACTCTTCGCCACCTTCCCAGTCAATGGTAATTTCTGTGCCACGCTGTTGTTCCATTACAGCAGTATATTCCAAGCTGGCAAACAAGCCTTCCCATGCAGCCGCAAAACTTTGTCCCTTGGCCATGTTGGCTTTGATCAAATGATCAGTCATGGTCTGCCGCAACTGGCCTACCACAGTTTCTGGGCCCATGTTCATGGCACGAATAGCAGATGGGTACAGTGAATTGATGTCCACACTTCCAATCCACATGTGCAAGCCCTTTTTAGGATATGCCACATAAGCACCTGCAGCCTGTGTGTCGTCATCTGTAAGGCGTTGCTTGCGATTGGGCACAACCATTCCACGTTCATGTGCTTCGTTGATGATGGCCTGCTCAGTCACTGCCACAGCACCCATTGTGGTTTGGAGCAACACAGTATTAGCATGTGCCAGTTCATTGGCCAAATCCAAGAAACGCAATTTCTTGTCTAACTTGGCAATAATCATGGTGTCTTGGCGGTTGTATTCAATAAACTTCTTGAAGTGTTGATTGTACAACTGATCCAATGTGCCTTCAAATTGTGTTTTGCGTTCACCCAGTTCGTATTCACCAATGGCATCCAAACTGTATGAGTGGCGTTCTTCGTATGTGTATTTGCGATACAACTGCATGTAATCCATATGCACACGACCAACCAAGTCGTAGGTCTGATTCTCTGCGCCAAAGCGTTCGAACATGCGTTGCTTGGGAAACTGCCCCCACAAACAAAAACGCCTGGTGTCATCCTTACTGAGTATTCTTGTGGTACGATTCACTGTGTAAGGAATGTCATAGCCTTCAGAGTTCCAACCAGTAAGCACGTCTGCACCTTCAATCACATCCAAGAACATCTTGATCATGTCTTCTTCATGTTCAAACAAGATGGTGTTTTCAAACTCAGCCACCAGCTCTTGTGCTGTGTCCCAACTCAAGTGTTTGGGCGGCACAGTCAAGGTAATCATCTGATCTAACCAATCCAAATACACAGATATAGCAGTGATCGGATTAAAAGGATCTGCTACAGGTGAAAATCCACGCTCGTTGTCAAACGCAACTTCAATGTCAAAAAATGCTGTGTGCAGTTCTGGAGCATCTTGGTCTTTGTAGTTTTCTTCCAGACATCTAAAGATAGGATTGATGTCTGACTCATACAACTGCTTGCCGGACTGGCTGCGAACTTCCTTGCGAAATTCTTTGTTGTTGCGCGATGAAAATCTGTTTACAGGTGTGCCGTAGATGCTTTGAAACTTGCCTCTGGGATCATCGTAGTAGAAGATGTAGTTGGCAGGATATTCTTTGTAGACTCGTTCGCCGTCACGGCGTTCTACTACATGGATGCGATCGTGTTCACGATCAAATAGTGCGTCAATATAACTCATTGTTCTCCGTTTGTGGCCGGACTGGCCTTGATACATGCTCGTGATGTGAGCGACTCATAGGTATTTATAGAGTTTTACCAACAGTTTCTAAAATAGTTTCCAGGGTTTCGTGATCCTGTTTCTCTTTGCCAAACTCGGCCTTGTGTGCCAGTTTGATGGCTTTCTTAAGAATGGCAGGTTTGATTTCTAACTCTTCGGCCACAGCCTTGATGGTATCGGTCAGTCCACCGTTGAGTGTTTCGATCTCATGCAGCACTTGCATGCCTTCGTTGATGATCTGTGTGAGTTTGAGTTTTTGTTCGCCGTTAAATGTCTTGCTCATGGAGCCTCCTAAAAAAACAAGTATACATTTTTAGTAGTGGCATGTCAACAGCAATTTGCTCACTTTGGACCGTGGAGTAGCGAATTCCTTGGCCCGGGCAGCAGCCGCCCACTCGGTCCTAAGGCTGAGTTTGGTTAGCCACCTGCGGCTTGAATTCTTCTCGCTAGAGAATTGATTTGTTGATGCACTCGTTGAGCTTCGTAGTCTTGTGGCATCATGCGATCAGCATATTGATAACTGTCGCCACCCAGTTGTGTGTATTTGGCTTGTGCAGCAGCCAGTTGTTGTTTTAATTCATCAACATCAACTGCCGGCGCTGTTTGAGCTTGGCGAGTTTGGTATGCTGCCTGATCTTGCTTGCGCAATTCGTCATGCTCAGGATCACCGTGTATGCGAATGTTAGAAAATTTGGGATCAGTTTTTTGTAACTGTTTAAAATAATCTTTCAAACTGTCATTTTCAAACAAGTCATTGAGTCTCATATTATCGTTCTTCTATGTAATCTTGACTAAGGTCTTGTTCAGACCGGTTGCGTTGTCTATGGGCGCGGAACAGATCAACTGCTACACCTGCTTCGTCAGATGTTCGGAATCTGCTGGGCAAGCTACGACCACGGTGGTGTATTGCATACCCTGCGTTGTCGTCACCGTGAATTTCGAACACAGCACCATCATCCAGTTCCATGACTTTGATAGGCTGTTGTGGTTGGGCAGCAACAGTGTTAATCTGAGCCTCAACGTCATGAACTGTGCCAGGATCAGTTAGTTCATAATTGTTTTCTTCAATTTCTTCTTCAGCTGTGTGTTTTTCTATAGCGTCTTTGGCTTTGTCTTTGAGTTCTCTATCGATTCGAACTTTCTTTTCCAGTTGATCAAGATACTGTGTGAGGTCTTTTTTGACCTTGCTCAACATGTCTTCTTCAACTTCTTGCATGGCTTCTTCTAGTGCAGTTTTATCAGGCTCAACAGAATCACCAACTAGTTCTTTGTGCATGGGATGCTGCGGATCTGTTTTAGAACCCAGTGCTCGGATCCCATG